AACTGCCTTATCTCCTGTTTCAGTTGTAGGCATAAGTCTAAAACCAAACTTGAAGTCAAAGAAGTTTTTACCAACCTCTAAATTCCTTTTAATCTTTTTAGTATTTTCTGCTATTAAGTTCTTAGCTTCTTCTAGTGAATTTACATCTATCGTTTCGCCTCTTAACATCTTTTCTTTCACTTCTCTATTAGCGAGTATGTCGTAATATAATTCTACATCTTCATCATCTTGTGCTATCTCTACGATTGATTCTTTATTCCATTTTTTAATCACATCAGGGAATATGTAAGTCATCAAGATATATGATATTTTCTCTCCAAGGTTTTGTCTGAATATAGTAAAGGCATTTTCTGCTGCTGCATTTGTAACAGCCATACCTCTAAATGTAGTTCCTGATGGAGTTTTCTCACCTTGTATAATATCAGGTGTCATACATAGTCTGTCAGCTTGTTGGCTTATTAGTTGTAGTTCTTGTATAAACTGATTAAGCCCTGTGTTCTGTATTCCTACTTGTTGGAAGCTCTCATCACCCACTATTTGCCCATTTAAAGCCTGTTCAAGCACATTACCTGTCATATCCATATTAGCTGACTTGAATAGAAGCAATGAAGCTATCTTAGTCGTTTCAGCATTTTGATTGACAAGTTCGTTTGCTCTTTCTTGTAGTTTAAATAATCTTTCAACTACTCCGATTCCTAGAAATCTACCATTATATCTACCAAGTCTAAAGTTTTGATAAGGACAGTCCTTTTTCTTTATGTCTTCGCTCCATAGCTCAATGTAATCGTGGTCGTATCCTTGCCCAATAATGTGTTTGTAAACTTGTTCACCATCTTCATCTTCAACGAAGCCTGTATATTCCCAAATCTCATTATTAGTTTCTTCTGCTTTCTCTAGTAAGGTGTCAATATTTTCCCATACACCTTTCTTTTCGTGTAGTTCGTTCTTAGATAAGTAATGCTTTTCAACTATGTTAGCATCTTCAATATCTTTTACAGCTTGGTCAAAGTATAAGTTGCCAAGTTCTGATTCTTCAATAATCTTTTTGCCTTTCACTTTAGATACTTTCCATACAGAGCCACCATAAGTTGATATGCTTTGAGCAATATCGTTTAGTGTCTGATAGAACTGTTCATCTTTGAACCACTCTCTAGCCTTGATTCTTAATGCCCAAGCCTGAAAGTAATTGAATTGACCCTCACCTATTGGCATAAAGTCTTTAGTATCAAATTGCAATAGCTTTGAGAAGTGAACAACACGAGGTGTTGCTATGTTCCAAAAGATTGCTTCATTATCTCTTTGAAGGTATCTATCATTGATGTAATGATTGATTCGTCTTACCAATTCTCTTTGATTGTAGAGAAAAGGGACTTGACCTTCTTTGTCTTGCTGTATCATATCTAAGTAATCAGTTTGAGCTGACTGCACGATTGCTACAACTTTTTCATAAATTAGTTCCATATTTTATTAAAATTATTCTACATAATATCTAAGTGCATTTTGAACGGATAGTTTTGTTGTTCCACATTTTATATTGACTGCTTCTTGAGTTGTTAATTTTGTTGTTCCAGCCCATATATTTGCTGCTTCTTGAGAAGTGTGTTTAGTAGTTCCAGCTAATGTATTTAAGCTATCTTGAACACTTATCTTTGAAGTCCCCAATAAGATATTAAGATAACCCTGTCTAGTTCTTAATGAATCCACACCGACAGGAGCAACTTCAAATACCCAACCTGAACCAGCAGTAGCATCTGCTTGACTATCAGTAGAATTATCACCTGCATACCAAGTATAACCAGGTGTAGCAACACTATGAGCTACATCAAGATAATCAACAGATACATTACCTGAACTTGAATATATTAAATTATAAGTTGCTGTTGAACTTGAGGTTAGAGTTATTAGTTTTCCAGCAGAACCACTTACATCAAAAGCTCCTATTGTTTGTGTAGTTCCAGCATTAAAGATTAAAGAATGAGCTTCTGTACCAGTGTCTTTTAATTCAGCGAAAGTGTTTGAATTTTTTATACTTATATTACCTGTAGAAGTACCACGAGAAAACCAAATGTTATTATAGGTTTTTGAACCACCAATGAAAATAAGATTTACATTTTCTGTTCCTGTTACTTTAATAGTAGAAGTTCCAGCATTTATTGTTCCTAAAGCAGTCCATACATTAGCAGCAACAGTAATACTTAAATCCCAAGTTCCTGACCCCATATTAGTAATTGAAGTAGCTTTTGAATTAAAATATCTTAATCCTACATCTACATTATTTGTAGCAGCGTCAAAAGTTCCTAAAGTTAATAAAAAACCAGAACTTGTTTTTTGAACAAAAGCATCAGCTAAAATATAAGTTCCTCCAGGAGCATTTATTGTAACTCCTCTTGCAAACTCTATTCCAGCACTTGTTATTGTTTGAGTTCCTCTGCCAGCTAAAGTCCAAATACCAGTTCCTGTTAATGTCATTCCTGAACCTAAAGTTATATCTCCATAATTTTCAATAACAAGAGTTCCACTAGCAAGAGTTCCTGTATAATCAGTAGCCACTAAGTCTTTACAAAAGCGTGGCATATCAATCGTTACATTATTAGCAGTTTCTAAAGTAGCTGTATCTTGAGGTAATGGTACAGAAGCACCAGCAGCACCTCCAGTAGTAGCAGACCAAACATCTGTACTAGACCAATTACCAGCAGCTACCGAGAATCTTTCAACAGTAGCAGTAAAAGTAATTCCAGTATTTCCTCCACAATCACCTAAAGAAGTTCCTGTCCAATCAGCTTCACCAGCTCCTGTTATATCTCTAAAATCTACATTAGTAAGAGAAGTAGTGGCAGCTGTAATCGTGCGAGTAGTTCCTACAGTACTTGACCTAACCAATAATCTGTTTATTGCTGAATTTCCAGTTATAGTTAAAGTATTTGTAACCCCTAAATCAGTATTTAAAGTAGTAGTCCTATGTTTATTTGCATCATTAGTAATTGTTAAATCATAAAAAGAATTTGTATCATAAAATCCTAAAAGTGCTTTATAAGCAGTAGTTAAAGTAACTAATTTTGCATTTGCATCAAAAGTTCCATTATAACGAGCAAGAACATAAGAACCACTTGTAAATTTAGAAATATAATTACTTGCTAATTGAAATGTTCCTCCATCTCCATCAAATCTTAATGGAGCAGATATTGATATTCCATTACTATCTATTGTAACTGTTCCTGAAGTAGCATTCATTATAATCTGTCCTGAATAAGTCATTGTTATTCCAGCTGTTCCACCTGTCAAAGTTAAAGAACCTGAAATATATAAAATTGAACTTCCAGCCCAAGTTACTTTCTTTCCCACTCCATCAGGTTTATCCATTATAAAATCTTTACAAACCATAGTAGCATTTACTGTTACCGTGTAATCGTCATTATGAGAAGCACTATCAAAAATAGCATCATCAACAGCCGATGGTAAGCCACCAGTTGTTCCACCACCTGAAGTAGTAGCCCAATTAGCCACATCATTTGTATTTCCAGTTCCTCCTATCCAGTAGCAAGAACCAGTTCCTGTACACCCAGCCATATTATTTTATATTATTGTTTTATTTAAAAATTGTTTTATTATGTGTAAACGGATTAACTAATTCTCGAGGTTTAATTGAGCTTAGTCCGTATCTTATTGCGTCCATTGAATGGTCAAAGCCACCTTCTGGCACATTTAATATAACTCCGTTCTTATCCGTACTCCACAAGAAGTTTCTATATTCTCGTATTATGTTTACACTTCGTTTAGTCATTGAGCATCTTTGGTCTTGAACATATTGAATGCCTTGACAAATACTGTCTTTGCCTTTGACTGCTCCAACTACATTGATGCCATACATCTTCATTTCGTCTATGCTCTTTGGCTCAGCACTATCAGCCACCACTAAGGCTCTATCTTTGTTTTGTAAAATGTCAGCTATTTGCTTATTTGATAATCCTTTCTGATAAGTTATCTCATCAAATATATAGCCACCGTTGTATTTATAAATTGCTACGATTGATGTGGGGTCATTAGAGTAGCCAAAATCTAGTCCGTAGCGTTCTAGTCTTGCTTCGTGAGGTATTTCATCTATGATAGACCAGTCTTTATATATTTTGCCCTCAACCTCTCCTAATTGACCTAAGCCATAAACTTGCCACCAGCCCTTATTTCCTTTTCGCTGTTCAATAGCTTTAACTATCTGCTCACTAAGCGCTTCATTATCCTTGTAAGTCAATGTGATAAAATCTATATCATCTCTCTTGCCTTTTAATTCAGTATAAAACCAAAATTCATTAGTCGGATTCCAATCAAGGAATACGAAATCTTTTGTTCTTACCTCTAACTGATTAAAAGCATCTAGCGTTACATTGTTTGCCTCATTGATGAATAGTCTATCTCTCCTAGCACCTCTTAACTTATCTCCATTATCACTTGAAAAGAACTCTATACGACTTCCTGTTTCAAAGGTGTACATCATATCAGTTGCGTTCCATAAAGCATCTTTCCAGTATCTATGCTCTATCATTATGTTCTTGAAATCTCTAACTGCTCCCCTTTTAAGATGTGGAACACTTTCAGATACTATGCTTGTCAGCGTTATGCTGGTATCTGATTGAGCTTTAGCTATCAAAAATAATAATATGCTAATCGTCTTACTAGCAGAAGTTCCACCACAAACTGCTCTAATTCTTTTATTCAGTTTGAGTATCCTTTGAGTTGCTGTTGTTTCCTGAAACATCTGATATTGTTATTATTGGTGTTGGCATTTCTTTACCACCCGAAGTTATGTCTGTGTTATTTGCTGGATTACCCTCAGCCATTTTCCAAACTATCTCTGTTGGTAGAGTTTTTAAGTAATCTACTTTCTCATCATCTGGTAAGCTCTCTAAATACAAACGAGCAAACTCTTTTAGTGTCTTGCCCTTTGGTCGTCCTTTAGGATTACCTGACTGACCTTTTTTCCATTGGTATTCTTTTGGGGGTTGTTTATAAGCCATATCACTGTTTTTTTATCTGTTTATTAGGTAGATATTCTTTTTCTATATAGTTTAGGTCTTCCTACATCTGCCATAGTTATTTTGTTATCCTATTATACCTAACTAAATCACATTTACAATTCTTTCCGTCTAGTATTGTTATCTTACAATCAGGATTACTATGTTTCTCTACATAGATATATTTATCAGTTTCTTTTACTACTATCCATTCTGATTTTTTAGTCATATTAACTTATTACTATATAATAAATAGTTTTTATTGTCCCACTATCTTTTCCAAATTCTAATGCTTCTTCTACTCTTACAGTGTAACCAGCATTGATTAAAGCTGTAATCATATTGTATCTGTCTGCTGTATTGTTTATTTGGTATTTTGCTTCTGTCATAGTATTTAATTTATTCTCTATATAATTTACCACACCATCTTTCTAATCTATTAAGTTTCTGTTTCCTTGTAATAGTAGATGATATGTTTTTTCCTTCTATTTGATAGTCTAATAATTCAGTAGCTTTATCTCCTACTAATTCGTAGATTGAATGTCTTTGTTTTTTAGTTAGTATGCTTTTGAGTTTCATATTTTATTTTCTAGTCCAAGTTGTTTTATTATCTTTTGTTTCTTTGATGAAGTTCTTGCCTAATGTATCTTTTAGTTTAAACTTCAACTTACTTTTAATGTATTTCATTATAGGTTTTAGCTTATCCAAGTAATAACCTTTTTCAGTTATTATCTTTGTAAACTTATTACCATCTTTATCTTCTAGTATTGCTTCATATCTTTTATCATCAGAACTCATAACCCATTTATTGATTAAGATAATGTTAAACTTCTTATTAAACTTCTTTA